TGCACCTAATTTTTCTAAGCTACGGAGTGTAGCCTGCATAGTTGTGAGATTTAAACTGTTGCGATTATGATGCCAGTCTCCGCAAAATATTCCAGTTTCGCAATTATTTTCTTTTGCAGTTTCGATAAACCAGTCAACAAAATTTTCACAATCGTCATTATGTATTTTACTGTTACCCTTTAATCCAAAATGTATATCAGTAAATACTGCTGCTTTTTTAAACATAAAAATTTAGAATGTATTGTTTTCTTGGAACTCTGCTTCACGTTTTAAAGCAACAGCCCACTCGTCATTTGCTTGTCTTGTGTAGCTAGGATTCATATTATTCATTTCCAAAATATCATCTCGTATGTTTTGATTACGTTTCTCTAGATTAATTACCCTAACAAAACTGTTTGTAACTGCTGCTGTATAATACGCAAATGGATTTTGACTTTTAGATTCGTCAAATTGTAAACCAATTTGTGCTAATTGTAAGATTGCTTGTCCTCTCATTTCATCATTATAAGTATATCCTCTTACATTACCACGTGTAGCATATCTTTCACATAATTTCATCCACATTAATGCAAGTTTATCGGTAGCATTGCCGTGCGTCATGCAAAAATTTCCATTATTTAAATCACCTTTCCAATGGCTTTTACCGACACAAATTAATTCGTTGTTATCGTTAAATTTCCAATGCTGGAAAGGAGGAAAATTTAATTTAACTTTGCGATCGGCAACTGTTTTTGGATTTTTTTTCCTACCAGGTTCATCAGGAATATGATCATAAGTCATTAATCTAAATACAATATTTTGTATTTGTAGAGTCGACGGATCGCTGATTGTTGTTCCTTCTCGTTTAATTTGATTTTTTTTTGATTCTAATATTAAATCTTCATTTATTTCTGATAATGAATGAATTATAGAATCAAATTCGTTATAAATTATATTAGTAAAACTGCAAAATGTAGTTTTACTTTTATGAATTTCTTTTAAAATATCTCGATTGTTTAGATAATTTTGTTTTTTCATTTATTCTCCAAGTTTTTTAATATTATAATATACATGGTTTAAAAAGTCAATAAATACTTTAAAAGGAATATTTATGGCTATATCTAACAGAATTCCAACGCCTTCACAGGCAATACAAACAGCCTCAAAGGCTACGAATGCTGCAGGTGCAAACCCAGTTTCTTCTGTAGAAGCGTCATTGGGAAGCGGAGATTTTAATCTTGGTGCTACTTTAAGTAACGCCAAAAACTCTATTACAAGTAGTATTTCTACATCTGCGGCAAATTTTTCAGCAAGCATTAGAAAGACATTAGGATTACCAACAGGCGGGGAGCCGCAACAACCTACCGAAACTGCCGAAGCGACATGGGCAGATAAAGCCTCTATCGATGTTGATTGGAGAGTAAGACTGTCAATTGCACCAGGATATAAACGTCTTTTTACAAATCCTTTGCAAAAGTCAGATGACAATTTAATTTTTCCATTAACACCTATTATAATGATTAATCATTCAGCATCTTATACACCTATTAAACCCATACATAGTAATTATCCCTTTTATGCTTATCAAAATTCTGCAATAGAAAATATAACTATTACGGGTGAGTTTCCAGTTGAGAATGAAGAAGATGGAAAATATTGGATAGCTGCAACGCATTATCTTCGGGCAGTATCTAAAATGGCATATGGAAATACAGCAAATGTTGGTTCACCTCCGCCTGTTATTAAGTTAAATGGATATGGTGATTATGTTTTTAAAGATGTTCCGGTAGTTGTAACAAATTTTAACTATGAATTAGCTAATGACATCGACTATATTAGGGTAGAAGGAATACAAGGCGGTAAAGAAGGGACATATGTTCCGACAAGAAGTACAATATCTGTAACTTTAATTCCAATGTATAGTCGACGGCAAGTGAAAAAGTTTAGTTTACAAGCATTTATTGCAGGTCGATATGTATCAGGTCCTATGAAAGGAATGTTATAATGAATAGAAATTCTCCTTGGGCTAAGACTGAATTAGTTGATGACTTGTATTTAGATATTTTATCTATACGTTCTGTGCCAGCAGAAGATGATGATGTTTTGTATACTATTCCAAATCATTATATTCATCGTCCTGATTTGCTAGCTTATGATTTATACGGGGATAAAAATTTATGGTGGGTATTTGCACAAAGAAACATGGATATTATACAAGATCCTGTATACGACATCGAACCTGGTGTGCAAATTAGGTTACCTAAAGGTTCTAATCTAAAAAAATTTTTAGGATAAATTATGCCAAAAGGTACAACCCAAGTGAAAGTTTCAAACAATGCAGATCCAGGATCGGATAACCCAGACTCTAATGACAACAGGGCGAAAAATGATTTGAATTCTGCGGAACTATCGGCAGAAGATATTGAATTTCCATTTGCAAATGAATTAGATGATTATGTAAGTTACAATTACGTTTTTACATTTAGTTGTTTAACAAAGAACGAGTGTGCTGCTCCTGATGACACGTATCGTAAAACAGATCCTAAGATAGTAATTTTACGTTCTGGAGGTGGTGTAGATGGAGTTGATACTGAACCTGAACAATCCTTAGGCTCAGTAGAATATTTTATTGATAATGTAGAAGTTCAAAGTTTAATTACTCCGAATAAAAAAACAAAACAAACAAATGCCACAAGTATAACATTTGATATAATTGAGCCATATAGTATGGGTATTTTTTTACAAGAACTTAAAGTAGCAGCATTAACAGCTGGGTATACGAATTACATTGAATCACCTTTTCTTTTAACAGTAGAATTTAAAGGATGGGATGATGATGGAAATTATTTAGAAAAAAAACATTTGCGTAGAATGTGGCCTATGAAATTGATTTCAGTAAATTTTGCAGTTAACGAAGGAGGAAGCACATATAATGTTGAAGCCATACCCTGGGGAGAACAAGCAACACTGGATCAAGTGCAAAGTTTAAAAACTGATATAAAAGTCGTAGGCAGTACAGTAAAAGAGTTGTTGCAGACAGGTCTGTATAGTTTATCTACTATACTTAATTCTAGAGAACAAGAAAAAAGGCGTACAAAACAAGTTAAAACACCTGATGAATATGTAATTTTGTTTCCTAAAAATCCTAAAGATAAAATTTTCACTAAAAACGATTTATCTAATAATTCTGGTACAGATCGTGCCCTTAGTTTGCGAAGCGATTTAGCTGTTACGAAATTAGATTTATATAAACAATCTATAAGCAGTTCTAATAATAAACCTGCTTGGTATGATGCAGAATTAGATGATATTGAAAAAACAGTTTTAGGAGTTATGGTTAGAAGAAGTTATTTAGGCGAAATTGCAAGGAATTTCAGTGATAATAAAGGAAATAATAACGTTATAGGAAGATCAAAGCTTGTAGACAATTTGCTAGACGGAACCAAAAAACCATTTGGTAGACCGAGATTGATAGAATTAGATGATAAAGATGGCATATTTGAAAGAGGGCAATTACAAATAAGTGATAACCTAACAACATTAACATTTAAAGCTGGTACTACGATACAAGATGTTATTGAAGAAATAATTTTACTAAGCGAATACGGGACTAGAATAGGAAGTTCAACTCCAGATGCTAATGGTATGATCCCATGGTTTAGGATAGACACTGAAGTTTATGATTTAGATGATCCTGAAGTTGAAACGCAAACAGGAAGACCGCCTAGGATTTATGTTTTTCGTGTAGTTCCTTTTTTGACTCATTTAAGTAGATATGCATCAGTAACGCAAACGAGTGCTACGAATGCCTTAAGAAACCAGTGTGTAAAAGAGTATAATTACATTTATACTGGTAAAAATGATGCAATAATTGATTTTGATATAACATATAATAGAGCATTTCATCAAGCAAGTACGCCTTTTGGAGGTAGTAATAAAGGAACTGTTATAGATGCTAATGCTAGTAGGAGAGCAGGATCTGAAAATATTCCTAAAGCATTGCCTTCCGCAGGTGAAAAAACAAATTCAAAGTCAGGATATACGTCTAATGAAGAAAGCTTCAAACCTGGAACCGGATCTGAAGGTGGAGGACAGTATGATAAAATTGCAAATGTTGTTGCAAGGGATTTCAACGATGCAATTTTAAACAGCACAACAGATTTAATAAACACAAGTCTTGTGATTTGGGGAGATCCGTATTACATAATTGATAGTGGTTTTGGAAATTATTTTGCTATACCGCATAAAAAGTATATAAATTTGAATAAAGATGGAACTATGAATTATCAAGACAGTGAAGTTCATGTAATCATAAATTTTAGAACCCCGTTTGATCACCCTTATACAAAAAATGGGGATAGTTGGGATACTGAGGGATTTATGGATTTTTATGCAGACGGTTCGTATAGCCCGTCTGCATTTAGTGGAATTTATCAAGTTACTGCAGTTACAAATAGTTTTTCCGAAGGAAAATTTACACAAAAGTTAGATATGATAAGAATTAGGAATCAAGAAGGTACTGATACAAATAACAAAGCAGATTTAACTAAAGGTGTTGCTAGGACAGTAATATCGAATGAAGATTTAAATCGTGCTGCAGGTAATGCAGGTGGAGGAGTATAATGGCATCTACTACTCCGCGAGGACAATTTTCAAGAGGTTCAAGGCCTGTATGGATGAAGGGAGTAGGACCTTATCTAGGACGGGTAGCAAATCATTTAGATACAGAATATATGGGGAGTATTGAAGTTGAAATTTTAAAAACTACTGAAGCAGGTAGTCCTACTGAATCTAGTGGATATTATATTCCATGTACATATGTAAGTCCTTTCCTTGGACAAACTCCAAGGAAAGGTGTACAAAATACAGACAAATTTGATTATACCCAAAAAAGTTATGGATTTTGGGCTGTTCCTCCTGACATAGATACAAAAGTTTTAGTATTAATGGCTGAAAATAATTTTGGTTATGGGTTTTGGATAGGATGTGTTCAAGATAAATTTATGAATTTTATGATGCCTGGTAATGCATCAACATCCTACAGCAGTCAACCGGGTGGAGGAAAAGGTGGTGGAGGAGGAAAGTATGCAAATAAGATTGTACCAGTAGGTGAATATAACAAAGAGATATCAAAAGGCACAGGCAATGACCCTACACAATATTATAAACCAGTTGATACACGGCATGCAGATATTTTAGAAAAACAAGGTTTAACTAAATGGTCAGAAAGTATAGTTGATCAAACTAGAGGTACAACTACTTCGAGTGCTCGGAGAGAAGTTCCTAGTATGGTAGTTGGATTAAGTAGTCCGGGTCATGTTGATAGGAAAGGTCCAACAGTGCAGTATGGAGAAAAGTTTGGACAAACAAATGTACCGTTTAGTAGATTAGGTGGCACAAGTTTTGTAATGGATGACGGAGATGAAAAAATTCTTCGTAAAA